TATGATAGCAACATTACCTGCAACAAAGTCACCTGGAATACAAGTTCTTCCAGTTTTTTCTTGCCAAGCATACCATGCTTTAGTTGCTCTATCATTTTTTACAAAAGGATTTTTGAGTTTACTTTCTTCATCACAATAAATATCAAAAGTCCTATTAGATATAGTCTTATCATATCCTTGTAATATTTCAATAGTATCACAATTTATCAAAGGATACATGTCTTGAAACGTAGGTTTTTTAGTAAATTCAAATGTTTCATTACCAGTTGTTGGTAATCCATTTTCCATATTTGCTTTCCATATATGTAATTTATACATATAACCTCCTAGTTTTTCTTACCAAATAGAACTCTACCATCTGAATGGATTTGTTCTAATACGCCTTTTTGAACCATTAAACTGCATACATATCTAACAGCACTATCAGTAGTTTTACCTACCATATTTTCAACTTTAGCTGTTATTTCATTTACAGAAAATGCTGTATTGCCTTGTCTGTTAACTATATCAGTTAAAGTTTTCTCAAGAGCTGCAGTAGCCTCTCTTGGTTTTGGTAGTTGCACAATACGTGCTGATAAATCACGTCTCATACATTTTTCCATAAGTTGCTGTAACTCAGTTTGGTTAATTAATTTATGTTTCATTAATATAGCCAAAGCTTTGTGTACATCTTTTGGTATTTTAATCATCATCGTTCTCCTGTTGTTCGATTTCAATGTTATATGTTTTACCATCAATAACACATTGGAAGTCTGCTCCATAACCATCTGTAGTAGCCTGTCCATGACCTAATATTGTGGCATCTAGTTTACTAATGAGCAATCGTTCAATTGCTAACATTAATTCATTTGTTTCTAAAAGTTTAGACATCATCTGCTCCTGTACCTCTTGGAACAAATCTTATTTGTATTTGAAGATCGCTATAATTAGAATTCCAAGCGTCAGATAAATCATCTAACAATCTAGGAAGTTTTTTAATATTCATACCATCTTCATCAACAAGATGTTTTGTCATTTGTAAATTAGGTTTCTTTTCAGTTCCTTCATTATCAAATTTATATATTTTTAAGTTATCTATAAACATACATTCTCCTATGATAAGTATTTACGTATTTGATGACTAACCAGTTCTGCAAATCTAAACCACTCTTTGATTAGATTTCTACGTTTAGTCTTTCTCTCTTTAATTACCTGATTAACAGCTTTATCAGATGCTTTGTTCAGTATTTGTTCTTGTTCTTCTAGTCTCATTTAGTTACCTCATACATAAGAATTAGTAAAAACACTGCTTGTATAATCAACATAAAAATCATACCTTTTCTATGTTTCTCTACAATTTTATCTGTTTGAGAAATACTTTTTCTCATAGATTGCATATAATCAAGCATTTTTTCGTTTACATCACTTTGTTGTTGATGTAGTTTTATATGATCCATAATTACCTTTCTGTAATGGCGTTGCCCAGCCACATAGTGCCGGGCAATAGCCATAGTTTTATTTTTTGTTTTCAATTGCAAACGCAGGATTAAAGACATCTTTTGGTATTTCAAAATTTATCTTTTGCGTTGCACCTTCTTGAGCTATACGCATAACAGCTACATTTAATGGTAGACCTGAATTGAGTATATGTTTAGATCTTTTTTTAGAGATTTCTAAAAGCTGTAATGCTTTACCTTTCGGTCCAGCATAATATGCTTTCTCAGTTTCTTCTCTACAAAGTTTTCTAATCAATGCCTCATGATCTTTTGGATCTTCAATCAGCTTACGTTCTATATCTGTTTGCCACTTTCTAGGTTTTTTCCAAGTAAGTAACTTCTCATACATTTTATCAACAGATCTACTTAGATCGTTTTTAAGCTGTTGTTCTACCATATTTTTAGTAGTAACAAACTCATGATATGCTTTATGTTTTTCTACAATATTTTTCATATCATCATCTAGCTTGAGTTTAGATCTAAAAGCTTGCAGATTAGTATCTGTTTCTTCTTCGATTTCTTCAATCATTTCTGATTTAAGACTAGCTTTTCTGTTCTCATACTCAGTATCAGTATTGTAATCCCAATACGAATATTCTTCTTTACGTATTGGTCTCATTACCTTATCTGTCATACAGCTTTCCTTTCTTCTGCACTATTAGATATAGTTTCTAATACTTCAGCTTTAGCTTTGGCAGATTGTTCATCGCTCTTGTCCATTCTTGAACAAGCTCTAAGAAACAATGTTGTTGTTGTAGTTTTCTTACCCATTGGATCTAAAGTAGATAAAACAGGATGAGAACTTACAGTATTGTAAGCTAATGCCCATACTTCTGTGTAGTATGATATTAGAGCACCATATTTTTTAGACACTCTTTCTTTCTGTGTTGCTTTCTGTTCCATTAGTTTCCTCCTTTCTTTTGATTTCAAATGGCATTTCTAATTTATCTGGTGTATTCTTTTCAATACACTTGTACAAACCAATGCACACTCTGATAGGTAAAGTAAATGTAGATACAAGTACCTCACCGACTTTTTCTATACGTTTCATATTCTTCCTTTCGTTTACGTAAACGTAGATATTTACTACGTACTTGACGATATTCATCATCAAATTCTTTTGTTCCAGGAATTGGATCGACATCGGCAGTGAGCCAATTCCAACCTTTTCTTACAGCGATGCCACCAACGCCATAAGCAATAAATTTAATAAAATGAAATACTCCATTCATTAGTTCCTTTCTTTTTTATTTTTAAAGTACCATCTGTAAGCAACTTCTTCTATATGATCTAGTTTTTTATGTATATTTTCTACAGAGTTACTTATGTTTGCTTTTGTTTTTGGCTTACGTTTTTTAGACCAAGCGTCCAACGTTTTGATTGGATCAGCTTTAAGCATAGTTCTTGGATCCCAATTGTATTTATTACATATTGCTATCAGTTGCTCTGCTAACACTCTATTCTCACATTTCTCTAACTTTTGATATTGTTGGAATGTAACACCTAATGTTGTAGCTATCTTCTCTTGAGTCAAACCATTCCATAACCTATGTAATACTAGCTGTTTAGCAATTTGTTTAGCTTGTGGTAAAAAATTAAAACATCTTTTTCCCATCATTCCTCCTTTCCATATAATTTATTATAGACAAGCAGCTCACGTTTGTCGGAGCTGGTTGGCGAAGTTATTACTCTTATTGATGGTTTACCTTCTCTATATATTTTAGCCAACGTAATCCATCCTCTTTTGGGATATATAATCTGTAAGTATATAGGCTTTATCCAATATTGTTTCCACCAAGTTATATGTTCTTTTCTTATCGAACCACTAAACTTTTGGTTGAACATTATCTTTACTGCTCTTGCCAGATTTATTGGTTTTTCTTTGAACTTTCCCTTTAGTATTACTCGGTACACTCTTAACCTCCTTGCAATCTGTAAAGATAGATAAATGTTTCATATGATCTGTGTACTCTTGATCTGTCATACCTTTAATTTTTGATTTCATTATATCCTCTCTTGATATATTCTGCTACAATACCATTTACTTGTGTAGCTACCTTGATCGTATTTTTCACCAAGTTTAGCTTCTAACTTTTTTTCTACCCATCTTTCGTTTCTCCATCTTGCACCAGATGTATCATACTCTGATTGAGGCATATATATTATGTGCTCTCTAACTACTGATTTCTCACCTAAATTATGATGATGTACTTCGCATATAAATTTTCTAAGCATATTATCCTTTCTGTTTTTAGGCAACGCCTAGCTAAAAGCGACTAGGCGTTAGCCAATCGTATTTTACCCTAACGATTAAAGGGATCTAGATTTTGAAATGGTCAATAAGTCGTTGTACCTGACCTGCAAGAACATCTAATTTTTCTGATTCTTGCTTTTCTTTTCTGTACTGAGCCAAAGGTTTGTATTTATCAGGATTAGCTTTTACATATGCTATCCTTTCTTCTTTAGACTTAGACTCAGTGTATGGTACAAACATACTTTGTTGTTTATCTGACATATATTGCTCCTTTCAATAAAGGTTATTTTCGCTGGGAATAATAACCTTTAGATTCTTTTGATAATTCTATATATCGTATCACTTGTATACCTGACACAATACATAGTAGTAAACCTAACCAGAACGATAGGTGTATCATTAATATCACACCTAAAAAGGTTAGAGTAAATGAAGTCAGTAAGCCTAATAATATCATCTTACATCTTTCAATTTTTGGGAGAAAGATCTCATTAGTGAGTATCCAGCTCCTATACCAGCTACTTGTGTAACAATAGCTATAGATAACCATATAGCTAATAACACCATTACTATTGTACTTAACATATTATATATCCTTTCTGTGCTTACCCACATTGGTGTGAATATAGCACTTATTTGTTTGTCTATTGATATTTAGGCAATCAAGTTATCCAATAATATCAACAGTATTTATCATGTTCGGCAATCAACTAATCAATAGGCAAGCTAGAGTTAGCCGATTACCAAACAAATCTAACAACGATTTATTGTTGCTACTAGCAACAGCAATAAATCGTACAACAAACAAAAGACAATTGCGACAGCAATTGACAGCTACGAGCGAGCGATAGCGAGCGAGTGGGGTTTTGAAACTACCCCTGCAACATCGACAGCAATGTCGATAGTGCAAATAGGGGGGTTTTATACAGATAACAACTAGGAGGACACATGGCAATACCTTTTGCAGCAGGTGGAGCAGCAATGAAAATGCTAAGAATGCTCTACAAAGCAAAAAAAAAGACAGGTACAGGCTCAAAAATGGCTGCAGACTTTGCAGCTAAAAAGGGTTTTACCAAAACTAGCTCAGCTATTACAGGAGCATCGCAGAAAGTACACAAAGGAACTATGAAAGCTAAGCAATTAGCTAAAAAGTATCCGAAAAGTACAGCTGCGTTGACTGGAGCTATTGGTTACGACATATTTGATGACGACTAATGGCTAGGCAGAAGTTTGTTCATTTCGTACCAAGACCTAAACCTAAGAAAAGGATTAGAATACACAAAAAAAGCATGAACAAATCCGAAAAACGTAGTTTTAAAAAGTACAATAGGCAAGGAAGATGAAAAAAGTACCTTATAGTGTCTTTAAAATTGACATTAAAAAACAATTAGCTAAAAAAGAACAGTTTACAAAAGATTTGAAATCTAAAAAATTTCGAAAAAAGACTAAAATCTTAGAATACGCAAAAAAGTTTATATAATTATGGCAACTCCAAAGAACAAAGCACTATATAACAGAGTAAAATCTGAGGCAAAACGTAAATTTAAAGTTTGGCCTTCGGCATACGCATCAGCATGGCTTGTTAAAACGTATAAAAAACGTGGTGGCAAGTACTAATGGCAAAGGGTGGACTACGAAAGTGGTTTGCTGAAGATTGGCGAGACGTCAAAACAGGCAAAAAATGTGGTAGATCAGGAAAAGAGAAAAAATCTCGTCCTTACCCTGCTTGCAGACCTCGTAGCGTTGCTGGAAGAATAAGTAAATCAGAAGCTCGTAAAAAAACTGGCCCAAGAAAAGTCAAATGGTCAGTAACAGCATCTGGAAGGAAAAGAAAATAATGGCTAAGAAACCAAAATTAGGTACAGGTAAAAGATTTAAACAATTAACAGCTAAGCTAAAAAAACAAGGAGTCAAAGATCCTAAAGCATTAGCTGCTGCTATTGGTAGAAAAAAATATGGCAAAGCTAAATTTCAAAAAATGGCTGCCAAAGGAAGAAAAAAGTAATGGCTAAAACACCTGCATGGCAGAGAAAAGAAGGCAAATCCAAAAGTGGGGGTTTGAATAGGAAAGGTGTAGCTTCATATAGAAAAGCTAATCCTGGTTCTAAGCTCAAAATGGCAGTAACTACAAAGCCATCTAAATTAAAAAAAGGATCAAAAGCTGCAAAACGTAGAGCTAGTTTTTGTGCTAGAATGAAAGGCATGAAACGTAAACTTACATCAGCAAAGACAGCTAATGATCCAAATAGTAGAATTAATAAATCATTAAGAAAGTGGAATTGTTAATATGAGTAAAAGTTTAGAAAAATTAGCAGATCAAATGATTAATCTATCTCCTGAAGAATCTCAGAAGTTAGCTTTAATCATAAAAGCAAAGCTAATGCCAGAAGTGGCTAAACAACAACAGCAAGGATTATTACAACAAGCCAATAATCCAATGATGCAACAAATGGGCAAACGACAACAAATGAATATGCCTATGCCAAACGTTGCACAAGCTGCACAACAAGGCTTGTTAAGGAGATAACTTATGCCAATGGTTGGAAAAAAAAAGTACCCATATACTAAAAAAGGTAAAATGGCTGCTAAAAAAGCTGCTAAGAAAAAGGGTATGAAAGTTAAAAAAATGAAAGGATACTAATGAAAGGTAGAATGGCAGGAAAAGCTATGCTTACAGCAAAGCAAAAGACTTTACCAAAAGCATTGCAAGAAAAAATCATTAAATCTAAAATGAAAAAGAAAAAGAAAAAATAATGAAAATATACGCAGGCGACAGAAACTTTATGAAAACACCTAAGAAGAAAACTCCTATTAAGGATTTTCTTAAAAAAGGTACTGTTAAAGGTATAAAGTTTACAGCTAAAGCAGCTACAAGTCCTTTATCTTTAGCATTTGCTGGAGGTGCTTTAATAGCAAAAGCAGCAGAAAGAAAACCATTTAAGTTTCCAAAAAATAGAAGGTTTGATAAATATGGACGACAAAGTTAAACAACATGGTGGCAAAAGAGAAGGTGCTGGTAGACCATTAGGTTCTAAGTCTAAAACACTTTGGAAATCTATGGAGGACATGGCAGCAAAGTACCAACATTCTCCTTTGGATTACCTATTATCTGTGTTAAACAATCCTGCTAGTTCACCTGAACGTAAAATGTATGCAGCAGAAAAAGCAGCACCTTATGTTCATCCAAAACTAGCAAACACAACTTCTAAAATAGCAACAGATGAACCAATCGAAATCAAAGTCCAATGGCAAAAAGAAAGTTAAGATAATAGAAGTACCTTACAAGCCAAGAGAATACCAACAAGAAGTTCATAAAAATTTAAAAAGATTTAGTGTCTTAGTTTGCCATAGACGATTTGGTAAATCAGTATTATCTATAAACGAATTAATTAAAACAGCAGCAGCAAAACCTAGAGCTTTATGTGCATTCGTAGCTCCGACATATCGTCAAGGTAAATCAATTGCTTGGGAATATTTAAAATTTTATACAAGACCATTAATGACTTGGGGTGGAAGTCGTAATGAATCAGAATTAAGAATAGATTTATTTAATGGATCAAGAATACAAATTTTTGGAGCAGATAACCCAGACTCTATTAGGGGTATGGGATTTGATGCAGTTGTCCTGGATGAATATGCTATTATGTCTCCAAGAGTATGGACAGAAATTATTAGACCTGCTGTAGCTGATAAATTAGGTTGGGTTTTATTTATCGGTACACCAATGGGTCATAATCAGTTTTGGGAAGTATATGACTTTGCACAAAGAGGTCATAAAGATTGGTATGGTAAGTTATATCGGTCATCAGATACCAAAGTGATTCCAGATGAGGAACTGGAACAGGCACGTTCCATTATGACACCTGAGCAATATGAACAAGAGTTTGAATGTTCTTTTACAGCAGCAGTGAGTGGAAGTTATTATGGTAGACTAATAACCAAAGCTGATAAAGATGGGAGAATCGGCTACGTGCCTGTAGATGAAAATGTAGGTGTGGAAACGTGGTGGGATTTGGGGATAGGAGATTCAACTGCAATATGGTTTTCACAAAGAGTTGGAGAAGAAGTACATCTTATAGATTACTATGAAAACTCTGGTGAATCATTAGCACATTATGTGGATATATTAAAAGAAAAAGATTATGCTTATTCTTGTCATATAGCTCCACATGATATACAAGCAAGGGAACTTGGTACTGGAAAGTCTAGATTGGAAGTAGCATCAGAGCTAGGGTTAGATTTTCAAGTAGCACCTAAACTTGAAGTAGATCATGGTATTGAATCTGTGCGTAACACCTTAAAAAATTGTTGGTTCGATAGAGAAAAATGCAAACAAGGATTGGATGCATTACGACAATATAGAAAACAATGGGATGAAAAAAACCAAGTGTTTAAAAACAAACCTCTCCATGACTGGTGCTCACACGCAGCTGATAGCTTTAGGTATGGATGTGTATCTGAACCTATAGACACATCTGACTGGGATGCACCAATTAATGTAGATACAAAATATGTAGTATGAAAAAATCAGAACAAGAAATATTATCAATCGTAAGCAGAGAAATACACAACGCTAGTGGATACATTGGTGGTGAGTTAGTTGCTAGACGAAAGAAATCATTAGAATATTATTTAGGTATGCCTCTTGGTAATGAACAAGAAGGTAGATCTCAAGTTATATCTAATGATGTTATGGATACAGTAGAAAGTTTAATGCCTTCATTAATGAAGATATTTACTTCTGGTGATAATGTATTCAGTTGTGAGGGCGTTGGCCCTGAAGATGAGGAGATGGCTAGACAATGTTCTGACTATCTTAATTATGTATTTTATAAACAAAACAATGGATTTACAGCTTTATATTCTGCATTCAAAGATGCATTAATACAAAAGAATGGTATCTTAAAAGTATATTGGGATAACTCAAATAAAACTGAAAGAGAAGAATATACAAGACTAACAGATGATGAGTTTAATGATCTTGTTGCAGATTCAGAAGTAGAAGTAAAAAATCATTCTGAGTATGATGAACCTATCGTAGATGATAGAGGAGAAGAACTAGATAAAATTAAATTACATGATGTTGTAATACATAGAACTAGAAAGTATGGTCAGGTAAGAATAGAACCTGTACCACCTGAAGAATTTTTAATTGAAAGAAGATGTAAAGATATTGATTCAGCAAACTTTGTTTGTCATAGAACTAACAAAACTAAAACTGAATTAATTGAAATGGGATACGATAAAGATGTAGTTGATTCTTTACCAACAGGTGATCCTGATTATTTTACAGAAGATAAATTTATTAGACATCAAAACATAGACTTTTCACATGGAGAAGCTGATGGTGATGAAACTACACAAGATGTATTACTACATGAATGTTATGTAAGAATGGATCTTGATGGTGATGGTAAAGCAGAACTTGTTAAGATTTGTGTAGCTGGAGATTCTAAAAAATTATTAAGTATAGAAGAAATGGATACAATGCCATTCATATCTATGACACCAGTTATCATGCCTCATAGATTTCATGGTAGATCTATTGCAGAGCTAGTAGAAGATATACAATTAATTAAATCTACTGTTATGAGACAAATGTTAGATAATATGTATCTAACTAATAATAACAGAGTTGCA